CAACTCTTTCTGCTGGAATAAATGCTACAGCTACAACTGTTCCAGTTGCTTCTGTTACAGGACTTCCAACAGCCGGCGGTACAATAACTATTGGAACTGAACAAATTTCATATACAGGAGTGTCTTCATTAAATCTTACAGGATGTACTAGAGGAATTAATGGTAGCACTGCAGCAGCTCATAATTCTGGAGACGCTGTTTTACAATTTCCTAATGGTATGACTGATATTCAAGAATTAAATTTTAGAAATTCTTCTACAAATGTTGATACACCTATGACTAAAATTAGTAGATCACAGTATCAAGCATTTTCAAATAAAACAGATTTAGGTTTACCAACTCAATATTGGGTTCAAAGATTTGTTGATAAAACTACAGTTACTTTATATTTAACACCTGGAAGCACACAGGCTGGAAACTTTATAAATTTTTATTATACAAAAAGAATTGATGATGTAGGGGCTTATACAAACGCAACTGATATTCCTTACAGATTTATACCATGTATGATTGCAGGATTAGCTTATTATTTATCAATTAAGTATGCTCCTCAAAGAGTACAATCATTAAAAATGTTATACGAAGATGAGTTATTAAGAGCAGAGGATGAAGATGGTTCTTCTAATTCTACTTATATCTCACCTAAAATTTATTACCCAGGAGTCTAATGAGTAGTTTCGCACAAGGTAAATTTGCTTTAGCAATATCAGATAGATCAGGTATGGCTTTTCCATATAATGAAATGGTTAGAGAATGGAATGGTGCTTTAGTGCACATGTCTGAATATGAACCGAAACAACCACAACTAGATCCTAAACCAACTAATGCAGATCCACAAGCTTTGGTTAGAGCAAGACCTGCAAGAACAGAATTTGCAACAGAAGATTTTTTACCTGAAAATCCTTTTATAACTGCAACCAGTACAGTTTTAAAAATTAATTTCCCTAACGGAGATTTACAAGTAAATGATTTTGTTAGATTAAGAAATGTTAAAGCGGCTGTAGGAGGTGTAGCTATTTCAACTTTACAAATGTCTACTACCTTAAATGGAGCAATAACAGACTCTGCTACAACTATTAATCTTACTGATGGGTCAGAGTTTCCAACAACAGGTTTTATAGTTATTGAAAAAGTATTAACAGCAAGTGATACAAATGATCCCCTTCTTGTAGGCACTTTTCAAAACGAGGTTATTGAATATACGGGTCGATCTAGCAATCAATTAACTGGTTGCACTAGGGGGAAAAGTGCACCTTATAGAGGGACGTCACCAGAAAAAACAATTGCAGGTTCCCATGTTAATGGAGCTAAAGTTTTTGGAAGTTATAAAGTTGTTTCTTTAAATGAAACATCAGTTCCAAGTACAGGTCAACCATCTACGACTACACAGTTTGATGGTGTTAATGTTGCATTAACTAATTCTGCATCTAGCACAGAAACAGGAGGTGGTTTTCAATGTACAATTGGACCCATTAATGATAGAGGTTAATTATGGCTGGAGTTTCTAAATATACATACACAACATTAAAACAAGCTATTTTAGACTACACTGAAGTAGAGGATACTGTTTTTACAACCACTATATTAGATGGTTTTATTATGTCTGCGGAGTTTAGAATTAATCAAGATCTTCCTACAGATTCTGACAGGTTTGTTCAAGAAGGTAGTTTAGCTGCGAATGATAATACAATTAATGCTCCTGCTGGAACTTTGTTTGTTAGAGGGGTTGAGGTATTTAATTCTACAGCTAACACGGAAGGTAACGGAAGTTGGTTAGAGAAAAAAGATCAAAGTTATTTATCTGAACTTACTGATAGAAAATTTGGACCCTCTGGTGAAATACAAGCACCTACAGATACCACTAATTCTGTTACAGGTTTTCCTAAATATTACTCTATGTTTGGTGGTGCTACTAATACTACGGATACTACTTCTGGAGGTATGTATCTTGCACCAACACCTGATGCTAACTACAAATTTAGAATATATTATAACAAAATGCCTACTGGTCTAGGGTCCGGGAGCACTGGTAATTCAGATACATATTTAAGTACATACTTTCCACAAGGACTATTATATGCTTGTTTAGTAGAAGCTTTTGCTTTTTTAAAAGGTCCAATGGAGATGTTGACACTATATGAAAATAAGTATAAAAGTTCTATACAACAGTTTGCAGGGATGCAACTTGGAAGACGAAGAAGAGACGATTACACTGACGGAACCGTTAGAATACCTGTCAAATCACCGTCTCCATAAATTGAGGAGAAAAAATTATGGCAATATCATCGGCAATATGTAATAGTTTCAAAGTAGAAATTTTAAAAGCGGTTCATGACTTTACTGCATCATCTGGAAATACTTTTAATATAGCTCTATATACTAGTTCAGCATCTTTAGGTGCAGGTACAACAGCATATAGTTCATCAAACGAAATTTCAAATACATCAGGCTCAGCTTATTCTGCAAAAGGAAAAGCTCTTACAAGTGTAACTCCAGTTTTAGATAGTAGCACAGCAGTTTGTGATTTTTCTGACATATCTTGGACATCAGCTTCATTTACAGCTAACGGATGTTTAATTTTTAATGATTCAGCTTCTGGTGATCCTGCAGTTTGTGCAGTAGCATTTGGATCAGATAAAACAGTTTCTAATGGAACTTTCACAGTTCAATTTCCAGCAGCAGACGCAAGTAACGCTATAGTTCGAATAGCATAGGGGTAAATCCTTATGGCTAATACTTGGAACCAAGCCGGTACTACCTGGGGTCAAAACTTATTGGGTGAGCAAGCAGACCTTACTCTAACCCTTACAGCACCATCAGCACTAACATCTTCAGTCGGAGCAATATCTCCAACAGAAATGTCCATTGGTTTAACAGGCCAGTCAGCGACATCTAGTGTAGGTTCAGTTGTAGTTGAAAGAGCTTTTGTTTTAACAGCGCCATCCGCAGCAACTTCTTCTGTAGGTTCTTTGACAGTTACCGATATGTCTATCGGTTTAACAGGACAATCAGCAACATCTAGTGTTGGATCAGTTGTAGTTGAAAGAGCTTTTGTTCTCACAGCACCAAATGCTGCAACAACAGGCGTTGGTGATCTTACAATTAATAATTCTGAAATACAGATACCACAAGGTTCTCAAGCAGATGTTTCAGTAGGTTCTATATCTCCCGCTGATGTAATGGGATTAACAGGAGTATCATCAACAGCAAGTGTTGGCTCAATATCTCCCGCTGATGTAATGGGATTAACAGGAGTATCGTCGACAGCAAGTGTTGGTGAATTAAATCCTGCAGATGTAATGGGTGTAGTAGGGGTTTCAGCAACATCTAGTGTCGGTTCTGTAGTTACAGAAGTAGCTTATCCATTAACAGCACCTAGTGCTTTAACTTCTTCAACAGGTTCAATAAATCCTGCAGATGTAATGGGATTAACAGGAATTCAAGCAGATATTTCTGTTGGAAATGTGTCACCTTTATCGTATCAAGATGTTGATATTGAAGGCAATACAAGTTATAGTGCAGTCAATAAAACAGATAGCGCAAGTTATTCTGATGTTGACGTAACAGGAAATACGTCTTATACAGATGTAACTCACGCAGCTTAGGAGAAAAATTTATGGCATCAACTTACACACCTCTTGGCGTAGAACTAATGGCTACCGGCGAAAACGCTGGGACTTGGGGTACAAAAACTAATACAAATTTAAGTATAATAGAACAAATTTCTGGTGGATACTTAGAAGTATCTATTGCAGGCGGTGCAGGAACTACAGCTTTAACAGAAAGCGATGGTGCTACAGGTTCAGCAGTTGCTACAAGAATTTTAAAACTTACAGGAACAATTTCTGGAAACAGAGTTGTAACTATGCCAGTTGGCGTAGAAAATTTTTACATAATTAATAACGATACATCTGGTGCTCACACAGTACAATTAAAAGCTGCTTCTGGTTCAGGGGCTACAGTTACTTGGGCAACTGATGATAAAGGTTGGAAGTTTGTTTACTTTGATGGTGTTGCAACTAACACAGGTGTTTTTGCTATTGGTCAAGATTTAAGTGATTTAGTTGTTAACGACTTAACAGTTAACGGTAATTTAACAGTTGACGGTGGAACAATAAAATTAGATGGTAACTATCCAACAGGAACATCAAATGTTGCTATGGGAGATACTGCCTTAGACAGTATCGCATCTGGTGGAAATCAAAACACAGCGATTGGAGATAAGGCTGGAACTGCACTTACCACAGGAGATAAAAATGTTGCTCTTGGTGCTTGTGCATTACATTCTTCTGAAACAGCTTCAGATAATGTAGCCATAGGTTTTGAAAGTTTAAGAGATGTTTCGA